TGGACGTGATTACGCGAGTGTAGCGTGCGTTATGGGCGTTGATTTCGATAGTTAGATCAATGTCGGCTAGCTTGTGTGCATAAACCATCGCATAGTCTAAGTCCGGTGTGCGCAAATAGTTGGAATAAATTGGCACACACTCGGGAGGATAATTTACCGGCTCCCCTTTGACAACCTCAAATTTTTCCTCCGCACTCAAAGTTCGTTGCACAAACTTATTGCCAAAAACAGTAAACCTGAGGGGGTTGCCGTACATATTTACGCCCTGACCGGAACCCCGTAGAACAATGTCGCCAAAATTTTCGTGACGAAAAAACACTACAAGGGCACTATAAAACAGGGTGTGCTCGAGATAGCGCTGATCGATCGTGGTGGGTAGTCCCGTCCATTCAAAACGGTTCATAGCCATTTCGGTAAACGTCTTCATGTGCATACGCTGCAACACACCTAAACGACCCTCGCTAGGGTTGTAGGCTACCTTGCCGCCGCGCGTGTGCTTGTTGTAATACTGCGAGCCAACACTGTCTGAAAAGTTGCTTCCCATTAGAAACTAACCCCGCTTACTGGTGTGTTTGTTGCCATGTCAGTCTGACCAATTTCTTCGGGGTTTTTCCACACTGTAACGCCTTTCTCGAAAATTCCTCTAATGGCTTGTTTAAAGTATTCTGGCATAGGTGCTGCCGTAATATATGTTTCAGCAAGTTTCCAATACGTGAACTTACTCATCGTATGCAACGACGGCGGCATCTGAACGAACCGTCGTACCGCATACCCGTACCGTAGCCAGTATTCGCCAACAACTGAAATTGCTGCAATGTCCACCATCTTAACCCGTACTGAAACATCCATGGCGGAATGAATAATGTTAAACACTTCACCGCCTGCCTGACCAACCATGCTCGGCGGGGTAAGTTTTGTGTCCTGCACTTGCGCATTCAAACCTGCAATGGTGTCGTGATAGTCGCCCCGTCCTGCCCATTGCGCGACATCGCGGTTAGAGTTGGCGATGCGTTGTGACGCATCCCGAGCCACGTCATTAGTGTCTGTCGCTGCACGTCGCCTAATCAAACTAGATGCCGTGTTCTGATCGTTGCCCAAAATTTGCGAAATGCCAGACATAACACCACTACCGGCACCAGCTGCCGCACCTGCTGCCGCACCAGCAGGCCCGCCAACTACCGCACCGCCACCCGCGCCTAGGGCAGTGCTACCAATTCCGCCGGCAATCACTTGGCCAATTCCGGCGCTGTTGGTTAGCGCGGTTTGTTGCGCGTCTGCACTGTTTGAAATTTCGGTGGCTTTTCTGGAGGCGGTTGCACCGATCAAAGTTTGGTCATAGGTTTGATCGTTAGAGCGTAACGCCCGCTGCTGAACCAACCTTGCGGTTTCTTTACCGTAGGCAAGCATGTTTGCTCCCCCGGCGACTGCTAACGCTGCTGCGTTGTTTACTCCCACCAGCTGGGGAAAACTGTCCACCTGTAAAGAAATGTCGAGGTAGTCTCCACCGTTGTCGCCCTCCCAGATACCACCGTAGTTGTGTCCCGTTTCGGGGTCTATGTTGCTGCCCTTGTCGATTGTTTCAATTCGTGCCCCGCTTCGCGCGTTGTACGAATCGGGGGTGACCACTAGACGCTGGTGGCCTGGCGCGAATGATGGCCGAATTTTTAGGGCTGCGTCAACGCTGCCCCAAAGTTCGGGTTTCAAAAATAGTGGCCGGCCGTTGAATGCGGTAATTTCGAGCATGCAATATTGTGAGGTGAAAAGTTTTTTCAACCCTCGGTAACGCTCGGGAATGTAACCAACAACTTCCCCACTTGTCTGCCAGTTTGGCAACCCGGTAATTTGTTTGTATGAGGTTCCAATGTGAACCATTTTGCCAATTTCAAACGTTTTTCCGGGGAAAACTTTGTAGTCAACCTGTACCCCATATTCTTCGGGGTTTGGGATCATTGTGATCGAAATTATACCTTGTGCAATCCACGGATAATCAGACAAGTGGCGCATTAGTGCCTCAAAATCTAGTGCCGTTAGAACGTACGGGGTGGCTCCCGAACCGATGCCTTGGNTTGCTCCGCCGTCCGCTGCGCTTAGTTGTGGTGCTGCTGCGGTTCCGTAGTCTGCCTCTAAGTCAATGGTTGAGACAACGAGGATGCGGTGCGGGTCTCCTGAAAAGTCGAAAGCGTCTTGGCGCATTCCCATAATTTCGTGGTTTTTGTATGCCACGGTAAGGAAATCTGAACCCGTGTCTATACCTTCGGGGATGGTTAGGTAGTCGCGCCCGTTGTTGTTGCTGGCGTTTTCGTTAGCTATACCAATATGGCCGCGCTCGACGTAGCTTTGACCAAAACTAACGTCACGCCCGAACGACTGAAAAATGTCGAGTTGAACAACAATTTCTGTTGTGTTTGGTGCAATCATGCGAACATCAAGAATGAAATAATAGAACGATTTAGCGAAGTCTCCACCCGGAATCGGTTGAGCGCCGTTGCGTGCCCTCAAATAGTTGTAGCGCTGCGCAACGTTGAAAGGGATGTCCAGCTTAATGGGCATAGACACCCGCGCATACGATGACTGAATGGTAGCGGGGTATTTTTCGCCATTGTCAATGTAGGCATCTAATTCTACTTGTGTTTCTACACCCCATACGTCCCGGTAGTCGTTGTTCCACGAAACATTTGTGAGCGTGATTTCTGTGTCTGGTGTCCAAACGCTATGGTCAAAACTTGTTGCATCGTCTGCCAACATTGTCATTTTGCTACTCCTTAAACGTATGGGGCGAACACCCTAAGGTGTCCACCCCATACTAGCGGTTAGTTGGCGTTTATGGTGCGAACGTCCAACTGTCCGTAGCGCCAACGGTTAGCTCGAATCCTGCGCGAGCGACTGCCGTGAACGTGGTCGATACGGTGATGTTGTGAATGGTGAAGTTGGCAACGTTCGTGCCGTCCTTCTTGTATTGCACTCCGGTAACCTGCGGAATGGTCACGTTGTCGTCAGCGTCCTTCGTGAGTTCAGCGGGGGTTACCTCGTTGAGCCCGTCGCTGTCGTCGTCAGGAACAACCTCCAGCGGCGAGAAGATAAGCAGGTCGCCATATACTGCGAGCGTTGCAATGTCCTCAACAACACCTTCAGTGTCTGACGAATGCGCCGTAACGATAATAGTCGTAGACCGTTCGTCTGGGCCAATGTGGAGCACGCCAGTCTTAGTTACGTAAGTGTAACCAGACTCTGTGCCACCCAGCGTGTAGTAAACCGGGTCATTTGCGTTGTCCTCTGGCGTAGTCGTAATGGTAGAGAAGATTTGGTAAAGCTCCCCACGCTTAACATCAGTAACGGTTGTGCCCTCTCGGTTTTCAACACGTGCAACCTCAATCGAAGTAACGTCTGTATCGTACAAGTTAATCACCGTGCCTTCTGCGGTAGTGAAGAGAACCGTTGGCGCTGCGAGACTTGCCGACATCACCTGATGATGATGCAACCAGAAATTCTCATACAAACCTGCCGCGTTTGGCTGCGAAGTTGTTTCCGTCAACTGATCGGCAACAACAAAGAATTTTTCTGTAGAGAGAATTGCCTGTGCGCCAGGGATCGCGAAGTTTTCTTCCGGAACCATGATTGTGCGTGTTGGCACGTCAGCACGATCAATATTGAATGCACCAGCGAGAGCTTCAACGTCCATCGCGGCGTTTGCGCTCGGGGTGACGAACAACACCAGCTCTTCGGGGTTCGCTGCTTGTGGCATCCCGAGGGGGTTATATCGGCGAGAGGGGAATTTCATCAGCCCTGCCATTTCGCGCACGCGGCGCAACATGTACTTAGCATCTGCCTCGGTCGAGCCCGACCCGGAAACGTTAGGCACCTGAATTTTGTGCAAACCGTTGCTGCTCTCCACCTGAGAGAACAACGAAGACATGAGCAAAAACTCGTCCCAGTTGTCAGAAGTTTGTGGCGCTTCCATCAACTGCCCAATGAACTGCGAGAGTCCCTGCTCGGAAACGAATGCACGGCGCAACGTGTTGAAGTCCACCGTGATTTTGTACTTACTTTCACGGTTTACTGTGTGATACTGCACGCTCGCGCTTGGCGTTTCACGTCCAAACAGTTCCTTCTCTAGAGAGTCTCGATCATGGTCGTAAGACGTTGCCTTAATGAGATCGGTCGTAATCTCTTCAATCGTGGAACCATATTCGAGCTGGCCACGTTTGAACATCGCGAGCGGGTTCTCCCACTGCGTAGTGTTGAAGATAGACAAACCAACCTTGTTTACAAGGTCTTGTACAAACTCGTTCCGGAAATGCTTGTACTGGAAAAGAGCCTTCATTGTCTCTTCGATGCTGCCCTGAGTGGCAGACGGGATGCGCCGACGGTATTCGGTTGTTGCATCCTTTCGGATTGCGTCGAGTACGCGCGAGTTGTTTGAACTAGAGCGTAGGGTGCTATGTGCCATAGTTTATTCGTCCTTCCCAAATAGGTCTTCAATGTCTGGTTCGTCTGGTTCGCCGGGGTCGTCCGTCGGCTCTCCTGCTGCCGTCGTGCCTGGCACGGCAAGAAGTAGTGCTGCGTTTGCTGCCCTTACTCCTTGCAGTTCCACGTCTTTAGCGGAAATTGCTCCGTTAAGGGCGGTGACTGTGTTTGTTAGTTCGGTGATTGTCACGTCGCGGGGGTCTGGCCCCGCTGCGGGGTCTGGCGCGTTTTCTTGTTCTTCGGCTAGTCGCGCGTCCTCTGCTGCCTGCTCTTCTGGTGTCACAATATTTTTCCTTTGTTGTGTGGTGTATGAAAAATGGGGGTTACACCCTAAAGTGTAACCCCCATTTCTACTAATCGGGCATCCAAAGAACGTATTCAGTAAGGCTGCGCGCCTAATATAGCACACTGGCCGATTTCAACGGTGCAATTCAGTGCTGCTCTTGAACCGCTCATGTTGTAGCCACTCTCTGAGTTTACCCTACTTTTTGGACTGTTGTGCAACCTTGGGGTACTCGATATCGGTGATGTTTTCCTCTGCCGTGGTTGCGCTCTTTGTGGGGCGAAGTGTAAATGTGAGGTCTACGCTCTCCCCGTCGGTAACGGTGTTGACAATTCGTGCTGTGCGTTGCGCTGCTCGTGCTGCTGTTTGAAATGCTCGCTTGGCGTTGCTGACGCTGTTGTCACTCTTGCCGTTTTCTTTGATTTTGTCTGCTGCGATAGTAATGACGGTTGCTTTCCCCTCTCCTGCCGTAATGAGCTCTGCGACATCGTTTGCATAGGCGTTTGCCTTTGGTGTGTTTGTGTAATTTACAATCTTACCCATAATGTTCTCTCCTTTACTTGTGTCCGATTTGTTGTAACCAAAGTATCACCATTTCAGTTTATATTCAATCGGTAGTAACACAATTCCACCCGGTACCGATACGGGTTTGAGTTTGCCTTCAAAAACTTTCCCGTTTGTAATATCGTCAAAAGTTATTTGTGCTGAGATTTGCTCGGGCAGTCCAGCCACCCGGTTAACATATTCGCCATCTGCTGTTTGCTCAATGTAAGCCTTCGGACGAACATAGAACGCATTGGTGAAATAGTATTCAATTTTCCATGCGCCCATCTTTGTTGGATGGACTTCTAAGCCTTCGGGAACTTCATCCGTTAGTAGGTGTAAGGAATCTGTATCTGCGTAGGCAAACGTCCCATAATTTGCTTGCGCTGCCCTAATGGTGAGCGCTCGCGCATGGGCAGTAATGAAAACTGCCATAGCGGTATAAACCGGCGCTCGTTGATCGTCCATCCCCCTGACCCAATGCACTGCGTCGTCGTCGCCTAGCTCAGGATATTTTGAGGTCACGTCAGGATTAGAGCCAAACTTACCAAACAGAGAATTTAGATGAAGCTTGGCAATCGCGCGAATGCCTCCGGTACTGTGCTCTTTTATTCGTGACCACTTGTCTATGTAGGCATCAAACATTCCGCGCGCTGCGTGGAACCTCCACCCGCCGCCATAAGCCAACACGTCGATGTTGTAGTGCTCGTTATATAATTCCCAATCAACATTAGTGACCATGAGCGTAGTCGGTTCCACAATTTCGCTAAGATATTCTGTTGCCGAAAACATCGACGTCCCCTTAATCTGTATACACGGAATATGTTTAGGCTTTATTTTCGCTGTAAATGTGACACTGAAAACCGTTAGCGGTCGTCGCTCGGTCGGCAACACTTCATCCTCCACCCACTCCGGCTCACCATAGGGTAGTAGCTCGTTTTTCATTACGGCTGGGTAAAGAGAATTGACATCCAACACCAGGCCGGCCCCAACTTTGCGCTGCGAAAACCTGGGGTCGGCATAGGTGAATCCGCCGCGTAGCGCACGCCTAATTTCGGCATCCATCCAATCGGCAAGAATGGGAAACGTTCGCAAGAATCCTTTAGTGGTTATTAGCTTCTTGTATTCCGCTAGAGAGTCAGACGCGACAGTGAGGCGGGTCATGCCGTTACGGACTACTTGGCCCATTGCTTTGCAAAGTATTACTACGTCTATGCGTAGATACTCAATTTCTTCGGGCGTAGGGATGTGTCCTAGTGGTCGTGGTGCGTTGTAGTCCAGCTCACCCTTGGCTTCGTCTAGTTTGAATGCGTCGGCAACTTTTGACAAACTCATAGGCAATTTCTTTAAGCTATCCCTAAATTCTGTTTTGTTGCCGTTGAACCATTGCACGGTGATAGAAAACAATTTACCTAAACTGCTCATTAGAGTTTTGAATGTGCCTGATCGCATTGTCTGGCCGTCGCCGGTCGCATGCGTGTAACCGTTTTTGAGCATCCAATCAACAATGAAATGACCATCAAAGCGTAGATTATGGAAATATGTTATTGAACCATGTAGTTCGATTCTTTCAATGAAAGTATCTAACGTCGTGTCGTACTCGAACGTTTCCGGTTTGTCTAGCTCTGCAATTCCCCAAACCCAAACCCGACAATCATCAACCAACGTCGTCGTTTCAAAGTCGGCGGCATACTGGCGACGTGCGCGCGAGGGTCGTTTGCGTTTAGTAGTCGAGTTCGAGTGCCCAGTCAACGATGTCTCGTGAGTCGGCTCCGTTGTCGTCTTCGATTTGTCCGCTGGCACTCCCAATTTCAATATCTCCCGCTACGTATCGGGCAGCCGTAGATTCTGCCAATTTTCCATGATTCCAGGCAATAGCAAACTGGCCTTCTGACATTTGTTCAGATTTTTTCATCAGTTCACTATCACCCATTTTTTCGAGCATCTGCATGTACTGCTGGCGCTGGGTTGCCACCTTTTCTGTGAGATAACCAGACTTTAGTTTTCGTCCCATATCTTGCGCTAATGCTGCGAGCGCTCTAGGACTCTTAATGCTTGCTGAGCGCTTCTTTATGGTTGCGTAGGGGTCATTAGTTGGTGTGCCAAACGCTTGCTTGCGGTTAGCGGTTTTCATCTCATCACGCTGACCAATCGTCATGGTCTGATTTGGCAGCTTAACGTTTTTGAATGTTTCGTTATAGCGGCTGGCAATTTTGTTGTACCGGTTTTCTTGGCGTTTGTAGTTGCTCCACTGCGAACGGGTGAATGGCTCATCACCGCCACTTTTTACATAGCCAACACTGCGCGAGTTGAATTTCTTCAAATTGTCGATGTATGCCTGAGCCTGTTTAGTGTTGTATTTCTTCACCTTGCCAAGCTCGCGCCGCGGGTCGTTCTTTGTGCCTGACACCTCATAGCCCTGCGCACGCATCCTGGAACCCTTGCGCGTTGCGTTGCGATGCATCCGGCGCGCCTCGTTCCGTAGCTCGTTTAAGTCCATTGGGTGACCTCTCTAAGGGTAAAGAAAAGCGGGGCTCACAGTGGTTCTGTGAGCCCCGCTAAGCGAGTGTGTTACTACTTCTTGACAGTCACACGCTTGAGTGTAAAGAACTTGCGCGCGCCGTTGCCCTCCTTGACAACCTGAACCTGCATCGGCTTCGTCCACTCGTGAGGCTCTCCCACGATTGCAATGACATTCTGAATGTCGCGAAACAACACCTTAGTGATCGCATGGTATGCGGTGCCGTCCGTGTCGATCAGAATGACGCGGGGCTGGGTGTTGAGTTCGCCCGTTGCTTCGTCAGCCATTTCTACCGGCTGAACAATCACGTTAGCAAGCGAGATCGTCTTCCCGAGGTGTTCGGCAATGGGCAGCGAGCCCATGACAGCATCCAGGACAGTGAGACGCGATTCTTCGTTGTCGCCTTTGATGCTCGAATACATTGGCGTTGTGCCGTTTTTGAGTTGTGCGATTGCGCCGTCGATGGTGTTCGAGTTTTCGACGGTTGCAATTTCGGTTGATTCAGACATAAGTTGTTCTCCTTGTATTCAAATGTGAGTGATACCTGATTAGCGCGTTTCACTCGGAGCGCCAAACCGTCTACCGGGAAACATTCCACGAAGTAGATATTCAGTTGTCTCGAACAGCCTCGGGTGAAGTTCGACGTGGCTAACACTACCCACTCAACGCAAGCCGCGCCACGTGCGAAACATACAAAATTGTTGTGGAAAACCTCCTTATAGGAAACCTACAAACAGATTGTGGAAACCCTCCTTGTAGGAAACCTCCAAACAGAACGGTGTTGTGTTGTAGCAAACCACTAAACAAGAATCTTACAAATAATATTACATTCATGCTATACTTATTACATAAGGAAAAGCACACAACGAAAGGCACACCATGGACATGCGACGCAACCACACCTACA